TAACGCGCGCCTGCGCAATTATACCTACAAAATCCCGACGTACCAATAAAAATCACAAGATTATATATCTTGTGTGGCTTTCGAACACCCCTTTGGGGTGCAATCGCGTCCGTACGTACTCGTTACAAGGCTTCTGAAATTTATGCCATTTTTTTAAGACCTTCTGTGCCTTCTTTCTAGACACACACTGCTCTGCTTTAGCTTGTAGCTTAAGTAATTTCTTCTGTTTCTTATCCATTAGTTAACACTAATCTCAATGCCTCAGCTAAAGACCTATAACTAGTAGCTACATATACTTGTCCAAGTACAACTGCTACCGTAGCCATAGACCAAAAGACATAATACCAATGAGATTTAATCTGTTTAGGTTGATGTGGAGTGGTCATATATAATATATATAATAGCTATACCTTCTAAGTTGGGTGTTAGGAGAAGATATTTGATAAACACCCTCTTACGAGAGTTGATAAAGGGAGATGATTATGTCTCCCTTCAACAAGGAGGGTCCACCCTTCCCTTCCCTGTATACATCCTGACTCGTTCTAAACCCAGGTAGGGAGGGACTTTCCATCTTCCAACCCTCTAGCCTTATCTCTTTGGTCTTTATCCATCCCAAACACCAGATGGTTAGCGGAAGCTTGAGGTCTATCAAGGTAGTCTTCTAGGATAGAGGTAAACTCTTCTAACTTACGAGTAGCTATTTGTCTTTCTGCAGAGATAGAGAGTGCATCTGTGAAATACTGAACGCCTTGTGCCAAACAATCCAATCTATCATCGTGTTTAACAGCGAATTTTTCTCTACACATCCTAGACATCTGATAGAAAAGCATATAGAGAAGACGTTGTTCAGGAGCTGCATCTTTATTAGAGTTATAGTCCCAATCAATAACCGACCTATTACAAATAAGGCGATGTTGATTAAGAACAGGCTCAAGAGAATCGATGATTCTGTCTTCTTTACGAACGTTAGCGCGAGTTTCTTCAATATGAATAGCTTGTTTAGTATTTTGGAGGTGTTTTTTAAATAATTCAGCTACTATTCCATCACCAAAGTTAGATTCAATAAGGAGAGTAGTAGCATTAAACTTTTTACAACCTTGAAGGATGTCTAACAGAGTTGAATCTGTGTACCCGTCTCTGTAAGCACGCATTTCATGCAAATAGAGGAACCCGTTTCGTTGTGAGATATAGGCGGCAGTTGTCTCGTCCGAGCCTCTACCCGACGGGTCAACGCTACAAATTGTTTCTTGGTAATCTCCCCATTCTCCAACAAGTTGCATCGGGCTATAAAAATAATCTCCTGGGAGACCGACTGTGGGTAAATCTTTGATAACGTTTGCGGGATCTGAGCACCATACGACGGACTCAGGAGCTTTAGTGGGGTTGACGCTAGTAACAACAAGGTCAGCCATTTTAAGTGGGAACTTTTCTGCGTCAGATAAGCTCGTATCGAGCATAAACTGAAGCATGAAGTTAGAGCGTCCCATTGACGCTTCTCTTTCAAGTAAATCTTCACTATCAAATCTATCTGGGTCAGTACATTGCCAAGGTTCAACACCTTTATCGATGTCTTCTTGTAATTGAGGAGCTATTTGTCCTTCATAGCTGGAGAGTTTTCTAGGGTATCTAGCTGGCCAAACGAACGGACGGTAACTGCGCTCTGCCAACTTATTATAAACAGTAAAACAACTCTGAGGAGTCCCGAGATAGCAAATACGGCTATCGTCTTTCGGGGTAAGGATACTTTCAGCTTCTGTACAGAGTTGAAGTAATTTTTCACGCATCATCTCCGTCATACTGTTTCCTGGGACTTCTATATCGTCTAGGATCATTAAGTCCGCTCGTGATCCAGTTAGCTGACCAGTAATACCCACGCTCTTCACTGAAGGTGCTTGATGCGGAGCGCAGTTTACGTCGAATGATATACGGGACCACCTTGAGTCGTCTGATTTGGGTTGTAAGTGTTTTAACCAAGGTGTTTCAATTATTAGTTTTTGTAAGAAGATAGACATGTTGTCTGCTCTCTCTTTAGAGGCAGATATAATCATTATTTTCTTTTCAGGGTCTTTAAATAAAGTCCAGAGCACGAATGCTCCTGTAATCCAAGATTTACCGACTCCTCGGAAGGCTTGAATTTGTAGACGTTTAGGACCGTATTGTATGTAGTCTGCTATAGAGAATTGTGCTCTTGTAGGAGGAGGTAGGTCTAACTGCTGCCATAAAGCAGTCAGAAAGACCTTGAAATCGTCCTGTAGAGCGGTTAAAGCATCGCTCATGTATGTTTTATTATTAGATGTTTAAATCAAGGCTCATAGCCTTTTCTGCGTGGGTATTAGGGTCTTGTTTTACTGTGAGTAAATCCTTTACACCTTCGTTTAATTTTCCACGAGAGACAACATTAGCTACATCGTAGACATCTTTAATCAATAAGGCTGTAAGTAAGATAGGTGCTGCAGGTCCAGCTGCTAGAGCTATACCTTTTCTAGCAAGTCTTGCACCAGCCATTGTTATTAATTTCCTATAAAGTCCTCTTTTTAGACCTTTGTTCGCAAAGAATCTAGACGCACGTGTAAAAGCTTTTACGGAAGCCCTACCTGTAACATCACCAACAATAAGATCTGCACCATAGGTGACAGCAGCTTGCTTATATTCTTTGTTATCTATATGTTCTTGTGTCTTTTCTGCAGCATCTGCTGAAGGTAAGAAAGATACTGAACTAATTAACGCAGTAGCACCAGTTGCTTTTAATGTTTTGGACAAGAAACCAGATTTCTTACGTCCATTACCATTAACTTTGCCGCCTTCAAATACAATTTCCTTATCAGAGTATTTATAGTCACCGTTGCCGTTGCCATTGCCATTACCGTTGCCATTAAACTCTTGGGTTAGATAATCAAACTTTTCTTTTAATTCTGGGCTAAGGGTAGGGCTTTCTCCTTTAAGGTACTTATTGAATAGATTCACTTCGGAACGGTCCATATTGACCCCTTTTCCCAAGTGATTATCATAATCCCATTCACCAGTGTTAACTACTTGAAGTGCATCATCAGAATCGATATCTGTAGCCCACGCATATTTATGTTGTGTTTTAGAAGCAAACTTTTCAGACATCTGTTCAATTCTATCCTTAGCACCTTTGACATCATCAACAGGACGTTGTAGTACGTTCTCTGGATCATCGGAGCCGATTAGTTTACTACCTAATACTTCCCACTGGGCTACGGCTGTTCGATGCTCATCATAGACCTTTCCTAATCCCAGCATCTCAGCATCAATTGCTAAGTTTCTATGTATTTTTTTCTGTGCAGATCTAGCTTCCTGACCTCCACCAGGCGTATAAGTTAGATTATTTTTCCTGGTTGTAGCTGCTTTGTTATATGTAGTAGGATTTTTAAATGAAACCCTAGCGTTTTTATTGGTGATAGAACCAGTTTTAACTTTAAATTGTGGTTTATCTGGATGTAGTTTTCTATAATCCTCGATAGTACCTTTACCTGAGTTTATAAACTTTTCTACTTCCAGAAACTCAGAGTTTCTTTCTCTAGGCATTAAAAAAGCCGCCTTGCGGCGGCGTGTATTATTTACGTCGGGTGTTTAACTGATATGTGAAAGAATCAGTCGTTCTCGGTCAGGGATATATCCATGTGTCTGACGCATCCATCCGAGCCAATGACTGCTACCTTTGCCTTGGTTACACGTTCTACAGGCGGGAACAAGATTGCTTGCAATACTTTCTCCACCGTTTGTTTTAGCTTTGACATGATCGATTGTGAGTTCATTAATTTCATAGTTATTACCGCAATAAACACATTGACAATTGAAGTGCTGTTTAATAGCTCTTCTCCAGAGCTTTTTAGCGTCGGGACTTGTCATGGTTATTAGGTTGAATAGATAGTGATCAGGTGTAGGTAGAAGTGGGGTCATTTAAGTTGTTTTACGTTTAAGTCGGCTACGTCGATTTTTAGAAGGGCTTTGCAACTTCGCATGTTTAGGATTTTTGCTTGTCTTATGTTTAGGGTCATGAGCTACATCTAAGCCATCACCATTTCCATAAGTACCTTTCTTTCTATTGATCGCATTCGCATTAACTCTTAACTTGAGACCTTTTTTAGTTTTGTTGTACGCTTTTTGTTGAGCTTTATAATTACCGTTAGCGTACTTCGCTCCGCTTGCCATATAGTCTATTTTGTACTAGTTCAGGGTCAACTTTTGGCATAATGGCTGCTAGTTTTGACAAAGGACTGCCATCCATAGCGATACCACTTATGTCATTAGTTTTAAGCCAATCACAGGCTGCTTTTAAATCTTGAGTAGAAGCTGTGCCACTTTTGACCCGTTTAAGGAATTCTGTTGTGACAAGGCTATGTAATTCGTTGAACTGGTCTTCAGTGGCTTTCTTCATTAGGTATTCCTCTTCTTAGTTTTAGCTTTAGCTCTTTTTATAAGTTCCTTCTCTTTAAGCCATTGTTGTTGCTTGAGTTGAAGTTCTTTAAGTTTCTTTTTCTCGGCTGCTGTTAGTGCTGCTGACATTATTCTTTAAGTCCTGGGAATAAGTTCTTTCTTACTAGGGTGACTGCTTGATCATCAATTGTATTGTCAGTGGATTCTGCATAAGCCTCTAATAATGAGATAACTAATTCCTTAGTTGCGTTTGAAGTGAGGAATGCCATTAGGATGGGTTTGATGATAATCATGGTGTGTTAATTGTGTTTTTTAAAAAAATGTATATAAGGATGGTTAAGCAAATAACCGCTATAAACGATGTCATTTCTTGAATGGGTTCCAGCTTTTCTTTTCTGGTGCCGGTTGTGGATTTTTAGCTGCTTGTTGTTTTAGGTAGACAGAGATTGGATATAGATCAGCACACAAAGGTGAGAAGTCAGTATTAGGTTTAATCATGAAACCTTTTTGCTGTAATTCGGCACACGCCTTGAGACGAGCCATCTCATAATTCAATCTCATATTCTCCTCTTGACGTTTAGCTATACGTCTACATTGCTCTAATCCACGCTTATCTAGTGGAACCATAAAGTTAACTTGGAATCCCCAGTTTTCAGTCATGGTGTAACCCATGGTCTGCATCTGGTCATCCCAAGGTTTGACATGATTCCCCATATAGAAAGGGGAGAATGTCATAGTTGAACCATTACAACTTATATTTGGTCCGTATTGCTGTCTGGATGGTGCTCCATTGTTTTGAAATTGTACAGCTTGGTTTGTAACGTTGCCAGTAGCAGCAGCAACTGGATTAGAGGTGTTATTGATTTCATCTTCTGCTCTAACAGGTAGACCTATTGCGAGAAGATAGATAAGGAGGTAGTAGTAGCAGTAGTTTCGATTTCTCTTGTTATGTCTTGAGTTTCTACTACTCCAGCTGCTCTTGTTACTGTCTCCAAGGTGAACGGATCTCCCGCTGAGGTTATTGTCCAGATCACATCTGTATCTGCTATTCCTCCAGAGCTTGCTGAAGTAGCGGTTACATTTTCTCCAGACCACTTGCTGTAAGCACCACCTAGTACCTCTATTTCTATTGTTTCTGTTATCTCTTGAGTTGTTGTTGTTGTTGCCTGCATACTGCCTTGTGTGAACTGAGGCGTTATGAGTTCGGCTCTTGCAACTGTGGGTGATACCAGCATTAAGAGTAGTAGCCATTTTTTCATTCTTCTTTCTTTTTGATCATTGGACAATTCACAGGTTTGTTGCCATTGCCGTTCTTATTACCAGTGGTCAAGCCAAAAGTGGCAAGTGCTCCCGTAAACACTGAAGCAACGAACGTGATATCCGAGTTACCAGATTTCTTAATCATTGGCAGCTCGACGTAATTAAGAGTTATGACTCTCAAATAAAGCCCGACCAAACCACCACGCCTAAACGTACAAAGGTTCCAAGAATTTGTATTTGGGATTCTTGGTCTTCTATTCCGTGTTTAAGTTTTTTAAGGAGGCTTGGTTTCGGGCTTTCCTCTTTTTCTTCCATGCGTCAATTTTTCCTTGGATGAATTTCTGTACTTTCTTTTTGATTGGTTCAAATAAAGTTGAGGTAACAGAAGTAGTTGCTACTGCTACAACAGCTGTAGTAACAGCCGTTACCACTACCGCAGGTTCGGGTAGTGGCATTTGTATATCTAATACTGGTATCTGAAGCTTAGGTGCTTCAGGTTGAATTGTGTCTTTAGCTTCTGCCTTCACTCCTTCTGGTCTTTCTAAATCAGTAGGAGGTATAACCATAGGTTGATACCGAGGTATC